CGCCCGTAGGCTGTATGAAATCAGGAATAACACCCGGAGGTGGAATCTCCTTCCATAATGCTGGCGTTGTATCGGGCGTCCATCCAACTTCCGTAGAGTGTGGCTGGATTAATTCATACAACTTCCCGTTGTAGGTTCTGACAACAACGCTAAGTTGATCTTCAGTTAAATCTTCTCCTGCTGCCCACTCAGGGTAAATAGAAATCAGATTGACGTATTCATCTTCGGACAGGTCGCTTTTTAAGACGTATTTAGTCATTAGCTGTCTTACTTGCCATACTTTAATAGGCATCTCGGACAGTTCTCCGCTTTCTCTCACTTCAAGACCAAAGAAATCCAAAGCACCCTGAAAGGAGTTGCAATAATACCAACCATCAATGGGATATGTGTAGTTGTTGTGCTGACTTACAAGGTATGTCATCGCAGGCGTATAAATACCTATCTCGGCAAAAGATAGCACACCGTTTTCATATTTATAAAATCCGTTTTCCATATCATTAAATTAATTTGTTACTGTCCAACCTTTCCCTGTTGCTATTGATGTGTCGCAGGTAGCAGCACCCGTGCATCCTGTAATTACTATTGTCTTTCCCGTTAGTGTTGGAAGGTCTCCGAATAGCGTATTTAGTGCAGTTGCATCTAAATCCGTATATGAAACATTCACCTGTGGCGATGAACCTCCAAAAGTGCTGCTTGCATTTGTTAAACGTATGCTTGTTACCTTTAATTTGTATCCTGATGCTCCATATATTCCTATCTTACTTATAAGCGATGCTATTGTTGTTGTGGTTTGCAGGAATTCACAATCTTTGGCAAAGTCAGTAAAATCACAGGCAACGGATTTACTTCCCAAATAATCAATGTTGTTTATATATTTCAATGAGTAGCATGAGGCGAACATATTTCGCGTATTTGACACGCTTCCCCAACTTGTCGGCAAGGTTATGGAAGAAAGGGCGTAGCATGAGGAGAACATATATGACGTATTTGACACGCTTCCCCAACTTGTCGGCAAGGTTATGGAAGAAAGGGCGCAGCATGTGGCGAACATAGATGACGTATTTGACACGCTTCCCCAACTTGTCGGCAAGGTTATGGAAGAAAGGGCGTAGCATGAGGCGAACATATTTGACGTAATTGACACGCTTCCCCAACTTGTCGGCAAGGTTATGGAAGAAAGGGCGTGGCATGAGGCGAACATATATGACGTATTTGACACGCTTCCCCAACTTGTCGGCAAGGTTATGGAAGAAAGGGCGCAGCAGTAGGAGAACATAGATGACGTATTTGACACGCTTCCCCAACTTGTCGGCAAGGTTATGGAAGAAAGGGCGTAGCAGTAGGAGAACATAGCTGACGTATTTGACACGCTTCCCCAACTTGTCGGCAAGGTTATGGAAGAAAGGGCGTAGCAGTAGGAGAACATATATGACGTATTTGACACGCTTGCAAATGTTGGAATGACACAAGACTGTAAGTCAACGCAATTAACATCATCGTCTGTTGTATTATAGAAAGCATTTGCGTATGTTGTCATTCCCATAGTTCCAAATACTGCCCACAGGATCGGATGGTATTGTTTTCGTGTTGTATATGTATGTCTTTCTACTTTCCATCCCGTAATGTCTCCCGTAGCACCATATATGCGTATCTTCCAAGTATAGGTAGCCCCCCACGCTGTTCCATTGGCAATATGCTGGTGCATATAAATAGTTCCGCTGGCCCTTGACGTTTCAACAGTTCCGTCACCCCAATCAATAGTATATGTCCCTGCCCCTGCAACGGTTGTTGAAAAAGCTATCCCTGTTCCTTCCGTAACAAGCAGATTTATTTCATTATCACCTACCGTTGATATGTCTATCCACTCGGGTTGTGGTTGCCATGTCCCCCCTGTTGATATTTCTCCAATCTTATCTGCATATTCCCTGAATGTTGCAGCACCAACCGTCACTCCCTTTAGTTCGATGGCATCTTTTATAGCGGTCTTTGTTCCTGCTATATAGTCTAATTTTGCTTGTGCGTTGCTTGTACTCATGGCGTTATTATTTCTCCGTTAATTGCATTAAGTTCCGTTTCCATACCTGCTAATGTTGGATTAGTTCCATCGTACTCCGTGTCCGTTGTATCCGTCAATAGATTCAATGATGCTATTATTCCGCTATAATCAATTAGGTTCACATATGTGAGGTTTGACATTAAAAAGGTAAGGACATCGCCACCCGCAACTGCGGAGTTAAGCGTCAGGGTACGAATGATAAAGGCGTTCACCACCCCCGAAGGACTGCAAGTCCCGGCATAGGTGTTTACCAATTTGTTTGATTCCCCCGATTGCGTCACATAGAGGTCAACCGAGAAATTCGTATAAATTGCAGATGTCGCCGTGGCTGAAATGATGATTCCATCAAGTTTGGTGGTCCCAGCCGCTATCCGAATGTCACCTGATCCTGACGGGTCGGTAACCGAACCCGACACCTCCACATCATCAAGGATGCCCCCCACGGTGCGGGAGAGGGTTCCGTATTCCGATGAGTGGATAATATTAAATGAGAAAGTCGTTTCCCCGGTCATCCAGGGGGTGAGGTCGGTGAGTTCATCGGATGATGCGTTGCTCCCGTAGACCTTCACCGTTCCCGATGTTGTACCGGTGCTAACCCCCGTGAATTGGATGAGATTTCCCTCCACGGGGTCACCGCTTTCGTCATGCCATACATCAGCACGAGCCAATAAAAGAGTTTTTGTGGTGACTCCGATGGTGACTTTTATCAGGAGATGGGTAATCGATGACGGCAATGCCCATTCCCCCAGGTCGGCATTGATGGCTACATTGATTGTCCCGTCAAAACACGACTGCTCTGACGGGATGATTGCTCGGGGCTTCGGTGCATTGTGGTTATACTGCCGAAACCGCCCTAACATATGCTGAAAGGTGACCACATCAAGCACGGGGAGACACAGTTTCAAATCTGTTCCGTCAAGCGTCCAATCTCCGGGGATGTGGGCGGCAAATTTGTTCCAATAGGTTTCCGCACCGCTGATCAGTTCCCCAGCGGAATCAAAAGCCTCCCCTGCCGACCCGCCCGACTTGGCGTTTCCGATGATGTCCGTGAGGGCGTATGTTGGTGCGCCCACGGTTTTTTTCACCAATGAAATTGATATGTCAGTCTTGGGTAATGCCATTCTCCTTTAATATTTTTTCAAGCCGTTCCACCTTTTCCGTCAGTTCCTGAATCGCCTTAATGGCTACGGTGACCAATTTCGGGTAATTGACCGTGTAATAATCCGATTCATTACCCTCTACCATCTGCGGGAAAATCGGGAGTATCTGCTGGGCGATTACCCCGGTACGCCTTCTTTCCTGCCTGTCTCCGTTCATTTTGTAATCGACGACCTCAATTTTCCGCAGTTTATCCAATGCCGGGGATGTCGGGGTGATGTCGTGTTTCAAACGGGCGTCAGAATATGCGGTGACCTCCCCCGTGGCAACAATATTCCCCTCTGCTCGGATGTCCGAGGCGTAGAGGTTCCCGGCTACGCGGAGATTATCATATATGTGTGCTCCAGACCCTCCACCAACAATGCTTTCAGTATGAGTATATCGACCGACCGATGAACCGATTTCCAACTGTGCGCCCCAAACCTCAATGTCCTGTGTCGACCACTCAACACGAACATATTTCGTGGTGTGGGCAGTCGATAAATTGTTTGTAACGCTGAACCTCTGCCAGGTGCTTGTGACTGTTACGGAAATGCCGGAGTGGCTCTGTGCGTTTGAATAGACTTTAAGAATTACCGTTTCATTTCCACCGCTGCAACGGAGCCAGATTGAAAATGTGTGATTTCCCGTGTTTGTGTTGCCTACCGCCTGTTGGAACAATGGATTGGATGAATCCACCATCATAAAACATCCCTTTACGGTTGACCCTGAGAATGGGGAATCCACGGAATTATCTGATGCGGTGCAATTTGATTTTGTCCAAAGTGCGCTTTCAAACTCGGAAGAATACCGCAGGATGTTAGCCCCATAACCCGTCTGAAGGATGCCGTCAATGATTTCCCCTACCTCCAAATCCTCAACATCCACGGAATTGAAATGGACATCATCATCAGTTGCCAAATCCTGATTTATGGCGTCAAGGTTCGCCCCGTTGGCAGCCATCCCCCAGGTATTTGTTGCGGTGCGTTTGAGAAATCCCGTACCGGTCTGACCGGCTATTGCCGTCAGGTCAGCATCCAATGGCTGATATACCCCACTATGATTATGCGATGCAAGGGCGTAACTATTGGTATCAAATGCCCATGCCGTTCCATTCCAATACAACAACCCCAAAGATTTCGTGATGGCAGGTTCATAAACACCGCTATGGTTGTGGCTTGTTATCGTTCCCGTTAGAACAGCCTCAACCAATGCCTTCGTGATTGCCGTAAGGTAGGTCTCGTTTTTAAATTCCCATGTCGACCCGGTCCACCGGAGATACCCCGTGGATTTGATGAGTTTCGGCTCATAAAGGCTATCGTGATTATGCGATGCAAGGGCGTAACTATTGGTATCAAATGCCCATGCCGTTCCATTCCAATACAACAACCCCAAAGATTTCGTGATGGCAGGTTCATAAACTCCGCTATGATTGTGGGATGCTACCGCGAAATAAGTGGAATCATGCCCGTCAAGTTTGTCCGAGTCGGCAGCCTTCGCCGAAATACCAAGATAAAGCGAATTATGATTATGCCCCGTGGTGGAAAATGACCCGGAGGCAGCAGCAAAAACAGGATCTGTTTCGGCGGTCAGGTAAACGGAGGGATCAATGCCCCAGGTATTCTCGGCAGTTTTTTTCAGGAATCCGAAACTCGACCCAATGGCGGCAATGGCCGTTAAGTCTTCATCTTTGCGCTGGAAGAATGAATTGACGGTATCGAAATCCATGTACGTGTCGTCCAGCGACCACTCGCTGCCATTGAATAAAATAACGCCGTGCGTATAACTATCCCGTAGGGCCGCTATCGAGGTCAAATCCGCATCTTTAAGCTGATAGCGCGCATCCCCGCGGGTCTGATTGAAATAGTGCGGATGGTCATCGTCACCAAGCCCTGAAAGCAACCCGTGATCAGATACCCCGCTTGCTGACCCTCCCCCGGAGTCTGAAAATATCAGGCCATTACCGGCGGCGTTTACCGCAACAAACTGACCGGAAGTTCCGAATGAATCCGGGGTGTCGATCAAATCAAGGAACGAAGCGACAAAATTGCTTTCTATCCCGCTGACCGTATTATAAGCCACAATTTCACCAGTGGATGCGAAATCCCGTAATGCACGGATGTATTCTCCCGTTGTTCCCCCGTTTACCAACTCAAAATAAGAATCCAACCACGAACCACCACCGACGGAATAATTCCCGCCGCCACCACTGAAAATCGTCTCCGATGAACTGCTCCCATTTGTCGTATTGTTCGACCATTCCGCCGCCGTGGCGAAATCCGTGGTTCCCATCACCCATGTGGACCCACTGACCGTGCCGGGAATCTCCAATAAATTCAGATTGAACTTGTCATTCAATATCTCCCAGGCACCGGATTCCACGACATATTTACGCCCCCCCGTGGCCGCGCAACTGATCACCGAGTTTAGCGATAACCCCGCACCCCGGAAATATCCCTGCAATAACTGACGGGTCGCACCGTGCAGGAACACCATCGAATTGAGGATCAGATTTGCAAAGGTATAGGTATTCCCACCCGAGACAAAGGCATCAACACGCGTTCCCCCATGCGTCTGCCCATTGTAAAACATCCGGTCATAATTGGCGATGTCAGGGGCTGAGGTTGGCAGGATCGTTACCGCCTGCCGCTCGGTGGCTCCCGATTTCATCGAAACATCATAACGGTAGGAATCGGGATAATCACTCCATGCGATCGGGTGAATAACGACATCGGTGAACATTACGCCCTCCAGGGTTTTATAATCCTCCTCTATCAACCCGTACAGATAGACGGTCATCGTACCGGAAGAAAGCGGCGGGCGGTCGGCATAAATTTTGAAATCCGTCCATGTCAACCCCGCAAGTGTCCCTAACTGCTTGTGTTCAAAATTTTTATTTGTAGTTGACCAACCGTCTTTTTCATCGAGATACCACGTTGTCCCACCGTTGGTAAATTCAATCCTCCCCTTTATCGTGACATTCGTGGCCTTCTTCCCGGTCTTCCCGCCACCCAAAAGGAGAACGACATAACCGATTGCACAATATTTAAATTCAAGTAAAAACCCCTCGCCATCAACGGCGGTATAAGGGAATGATTGTTTTACCCATACATCCGTAACATCTTCCGCATTGACGGCGTGTTCCCCGGCAATTTTAACATAACTGCCCTGATCTGCTTTCCAAACCGTCACATTCCCCGTGGGCGTGGATTCCTCCCAATGATTTAACCCATCTGAAAAATCATGGTTGTAACAGAATGAAGGTCGTTTCCCGTGTTCGGAAAACAATTCCATCGACGACCACGCGTGTTGCATATTCAACTCTGCCTGCCCGATCGGGTAGACATCCCCCGCGCCCATAGGAGCCAGGGCGAGGGGCGTTTCTGCATCCCCATCGGTCACGATATAACCCAACCCCTCCACATAATCGTAAATCTTCGGCGCGGTTTCGGAATCCTGCTCATTTCGGCGGATCAACCACATTCCCCCGTGTTGTGTGATGGTGGCATCCGGTGGAATCATTTTCTCCAACACCTCGTAACAAGTCCACCCCTGGTAATAATCATCGGAAAACGAAACCTCGAAAAGGTGGGTTCCCCCCGTGGTGGTGGCATTGTACGCCACACTGATCTGTAATTCAAGCCCGGTGTTTTCCAATACCTCCCTGATCACATCGATGCGCGTGGTCTTTGTTGTGGGGGTGCTGACAACCGTGTAAGGGTAATTCTTCAGCAACCCTAACCCATCGGTCGCGACAACGGCCACATCGTAAGGCGGGTCACGGAATGCCTCCCTGTATTCATCGCCGATCAGATACCCCTGCCATACCACTGATTCATTGATGAGCAGTTGAACTAAATATTTGCGCGGGTCCGATTCAAAGAATGAAAGGTATTCAAAATCTGAATCCGCCTGGATGGAAAATGACAACGATGTTCCGCAAATGACCCCCGCATTATCTTTGGTCATGGTGACACCGCCGCCACCGAGGAATTTATCTTCTTCAGTTCCGATGAAATCCTCCTCAAGGATGTAGATTTTGACATCATCCTTATATTTCACCGTTTCGGCGTGAAGGCGATATTTGAGACCGTATGCCATTTATGTATTCTGTTTGCGGGAACTCTCCGCGTTTTTGTAGGCGATGAAAATATCTTTATTCCGGATCACGGTTTCACCAACAACCTCTACTTTAATTGCCGATGCGTTCAATCCTTTCAGTTGCGGTGTGTTGCCCGCGGATCTCAGGTCGTATGTTCCAGTGCTGGCGCCGGAATAACCACCGCCACCGCTTCCCAATTTTGCCACCCCGGCTTTCGCTGCCGTACCCAAAGCGATCAGGGCAATACCGGCGATGGTGGCAATAGGCCCGGAGATCGTCGCCAGCGATGCCTTTAATGCCTCTATCCCTTTGCCGACCCCCAGAAGGATCACCCCCAATTCAATCGCCAAGTTTGCGATTGGGTTCATAAGGGCCTGCGCTACCTGCGCCATTGATCCGCTACCGGCGGCAAGGTTCCCGAAAGCCTCAGCGGCACCGCGGGCCATATCTTCAAAGGCAAAGCGGATCATGTCGGCCACCCTCTCCCCGGAAGCCTGGATCTGGGCAAAGTAACTTTCAACCTCCGCCGTGTTTTCGGCGATCATACCACTCATGTCGCCGAGGGTTTTGGTGTCAAGTCCTGCCGATCCCGTTACACTCGCCCCCTGCCCGGTAATCGATGAGGCGGGGGAATAGGTGCCGCCATATTTTAGATTCCACGTTGATAATTCTGTGGTCTTTTTTATCAGTTCGTCAATTTTATCAATCTGGAGTTGCAAGGCGGTCACTTGGGTAGTGATACCGGTAATATCTTTGTTCTGGGCCGCAATCGCCTGCTGCTCTTTTTTGAGGGCGGAGAGTTGTTCCGTCAGTTGCTCATAGGCGGTTTTTATCTTCGAGGTTCCGTCGGTGATCGTCTTTACTTCGATCTTCTTCGCCCCGGGGAGCGTACTCTCCCCTTCTCCGTACATCCCGGCATATTTACCGGACCACTTCTGAATATCCCTGTACGCCCTAAACCGATCAAGTTGTTTTTTAAGTTCTTCATTTGATTTTAAAAAGTCTTTTAGGAAATTGCCGTACCCGGTCAGGTACATTTCAACCTCCGTTAACACGTCGCTGATCGTGTTTGTAAACTCCGGAGAGGTGGCCAGCGATGATTTGAAATTTTCCCACTCCGCCGTTACCCTTTGTATTTTTGTGGCGTTAGTGTCCAGCAGTCCGCCGTTCTTTTGCAGATATTCCTCCGCGATCTTAGAAACGGCCTCCGTAACCTGCCCCACCGATGCAGCCTCCACGGATATGCCACCCAATTTTTCCTTCAGTTGAATCGCGGAAATGCCCAGGTTGTCAAGGATGAGCGCCGACTTCCGGCCAATACCCCGAACTATTGAGTCTACAAGGTAGTCAACAGACTGCCCCGTGTCCTGCGCCATCTTCGCGGCAAACTCAAAAAGATTACCCAACTCCTGGACCGGGAGTCCCAGGGTGTTCGCGGAAACGGCCATCTTCATTAACTGAAGATCAGAAACAGTTCCCTTTACCTGATTGCGAAGGTTCTGTAAATCTGCCTGTGTCGCTATTTTATTGAATGCCGTAGCAACACCTTCGACTTCCCCGGATAACTTTGCGAGTTCTTTTGTAAAATTGATAGCTGCTCCCACGGAAAAGGCAATTCCAAGAGAGGCGGCGAAATTGGAAAATATATTTTTCGCCCCCTTCTCGAAACTATTGAGGTTCTTCTTCGCGTCATTCAGCCCTTTGTTGAACTTCTGGGCGTCCGCGTAAAGCATCCATTTCAGCCTTCTTTCCTTATCCGCCATTTGAGAACCGTTTCAAAATTTCCTCGTTGTGCTTTCGTATCTCATCATCCGTCATCGGCTTTTTGTCGGCCTCATCGTCATCGTCCCATGGGAAGCGCCATAATTCGCCGGGTTTAAGACGCTGCGATTTTTTGATCTGGATATTGAGCAGGTCGGTGGTCTGCATCCGGAAAAGTTCGGCGACGAATCGCTGATCGCTGCGCTTCTCCCGGTAGTAGATTGTAAGGGCGTCGAAGTATTGGCCGGGGAGCATATCCCAAAACTCCGCAGGGGAGAGGCGCAGACAGGCGATCCCCATTGCCAGATATTCGGATATTTTTTTAGGCTCCCCATCATCTTCACTCTCTATTTTTTTTTAACCTTCACTGCCCCGACCGATGAACTTATTTGCCGGTAGAAAACTTCGAGGATGGGGGCAATATCGGTAGGGCCGATTAAAGCACCCAAGTCGTCAACCGTAAAGGGCAGATCCCGTTTCTCTATCCGCGCTCCCTCGGCAAGCCCGCAATGGATCAGGGAGGTCAGGACCTTTGCGTTTTTACCGGCGATTTTATCCAGCTCCGCAAATTCAACACCCTCCACCTGCTGAAACCTTCCGATTGCGTTCCAGTTAAATCGGATCAGGTAATCAACTCCGTCGATCTCTAAATAGTCGTTCATGGTCAGTTCTTTTTAAAATTATTAGGAAGCAACCCAGACACTCCCCTGTGTCTGCAATTCGATCGAGCAATCCGCATAATTCTCGGAATCGCTGTTAAGGGTGAATTTTCTGAAGATCGCAAACCCGGAGGCCACGGGAGTACCCCCAAAAGTCATAACAAAGGATGACCCGGATGATCCGGCGCAACAACTCACCACATCGGCGAAATTCAGCCACCCAGCCACGGTGCCTTTCATCACAAAGGCGTTTACAGTAAGAGTCCCGTCATGTCCGATATTGTCTATCTGTTTCACGCCGTTGTCGGACTTCATTATCGTTTCCTCACCTTTCCCAGCCAGGGTGAAGGTGTCGGAGGTGGTTCCGGCTATTTTCTTTCCGCCCAGGGCCACCAAAACATTATAACCTAAAACTTTTGCAAGTGCCATATCTCTCTTATCTAAAGGTTGTAACTGTGGGGGCGGAGGTGATCTGCAATTCCACCGAACAATCAGCGTAATCCTCGGAGTTGCTGTTGACCGTGCAACTCAGGTAAGTGCAAGTCCCCGTAATCAGGGGAGCCCCGGTATCAGAACCCAATGCCAGGCCATAGGTTCCGGTCGTGTTATCCCGGCAGGCCGCCAAGACCGACGCGAGGCCGAGTTCATTAGCTCCTTCGGATCCAGTATAAACAAACGCGTTAACGCTGTGGGTACCTTCGTAGCCCGCATTCAGGTACTGCGTTTGCCCCTGATCAGATTTTTGGATCGCCTCTTTGATTACCCCGCCACCGGCGAACGTGTCGGAGGTCGTGCCGACAATCGAACGCGTACCGATTGTCAAAGCCACCTGATAACCTTTTACTTTTGAGTGTTCCATTTTATTCGTTTTCTGTTACTATTCTGAACTTTAAATCATTCACATGAACCGATGCCACCGCATCATATCTCTGTTCCGCCCCCTGGAAGTGGGCGAAATCTATCGATGTCCCCTCGCGCATGTTATCTTCCAACGCCAGCACCCCCGATATAATACCGGAGGACATATTTACAACCGTGTCGAGATCGGGTGAAACGAGGGAAACCGTAACGTCGTAATCATACCCAACGATTCCGGATTTGTCCCGTAGAGGCGTAGGCGAGGCGTTATATACGGCAAAGGGGGTTTCGGCCTCTATGTCACCTATCAGGGCGTATGCCTCGCAAACCCCGCTTATTGCGCTATGTATAGCTTCTAAGATCATGCGACTTTTGTCTGTTTGAACATTTTGTTACTCTGCTGGTCCAGGAACTTTTCAGCGTCTTTCAGCAGATTGGCTTCCGCGTATTCGACCACCTCCCGAAAAACATTGTCGTAGGACTTCTGAACGAACCTCTGCGGACGGATCCCCGCCAGCAAATGCCGGGTTCTTCTGACCGGCTTCTGGAATTGGTGCGTAGGATCGCGCCTTTCCAATGTTCCGTAATTAAGCCAGTATAGGGGATAATAAGCGTCGTAATTACGCCCATCCCGGAGTTGTACCATCACCCGCTTTGTGTAGATACCGGTTTTCACGGCAGGGAGGGACCTCATGTTTTTCGTGGTGATGGCCTTTTTTAGCTCTGAAACTTTCTGGGGGAGGTTCTGCTGCACTTCCCGTTCCAAAGGTTTTGCGGCGTTGCGCAGGGTTTTCTGAATGGGCCGTTTCGCAACCTTCGCCGGGAGCTTGCTCAGTATCTCCATCGTTTCGGCGACCCCCTCAGATTTTACATTGATATGTATTCCGCTTGGTTCCATCACCCCACCACTTTATTAACGCGCAGCCTCATCCAACGGCGCCGATTCAACGGTTCAATGTCCACGATGGCCCAATAGTCGGAATCGATTTTTACGCGGAATGTTATGTCCACGGTGCTGATGTAATGCCCAAGGATAGTAAAAGTCCCGTCCCACGCTATCCGATCAGCCCCGGCACTCTCCCCACCGGCATAGCGTTCAATGCCAACCATCGCCTTTTGATGCAAGGCATAGGTTTCCTTAACATGGCCGTGGCTATCCTTCACCCGTGTGGGCTTGTGATACTCCGCGTATGTGTCAAAAACCTTTTGCTTTTCCATCTTCGTTTTTCAAAAAAGCCCCGCCCGGTGTGGACGGGGCCAAAACCAAATAAAACCAACCGCTATGAAAACCTAATGAACTTTGTAATTTCTGAGTAAATATTCCGATACCGTGGGGAGCTGGCGAACCGTGTCCCCCGGATTTTCGTATAGGTGCTGAGTGATCAGAAGAATGGCCGCCCGGACATCGGCGGGGACCGTCGCAGGGGAGGCGTAACCGGCCACGTACCGGACTAACCCGGCCTTCTCCGTGGATCCCGTTGCGACCGGAACCGTGGAAAATTCGACCTTCTGGGGGGTGGTGTAGTCCAGGAATGTGTAATTGCCGGTGGCCAGCGTTTGATATTCCGACCCGTCGAAATAGCTGACCGACGCTACACCCGTTGCCGGGGAGTAATCCAGATCAATGACCGGGGTGAATTTTTCAATGGCCTGTTCAATCGTATCACCGCCGATCCGGAAGATCTGACCCGTGAACTGCTCCGCCGCATTACAGGCGGCCTCCATCAGAATTTTAAGGTTAACGTCCTTCTCCGAGTGGTAGATGCCCAAATGCTCCTTAACCTCGTAGATCGTGACCGGGAGGGCTGTGCTTCGTGATATGAACCGGCTTGTTTTCATTTCGTTTTCCTGGTGCGAACCGTTTCCTTTTTCGTGGTTTCCTCTTCCCTTACATAGGCTTTAATAACCGGGATCTCCTGCATGGTTTCCGGAACCGGGATGGCGTTACCGCGTGCGATCAGTTCCGCAGCCCTTTCGTCTGGAATCTCCGTGGTTTCTCCCCCGAAATACGCCCACCCTGGAATCGGCCTCAAGATCTTTACTTTCATCGCTTGTTTTGTTGTTCTTTAAATAGGGGGGCGGAGTTGCCCCCGCCCCCTGGGGAATATGAAAGGATTTTGGGACCGCGTTAAGTGGTCAAGGCGTCGAGCATCGCGGCAAAGGACTGAGCGTGACGCACGGCGACATCCCACCATGAATGTATAAAGACATTCACCTGTGCCTTTTTGGCGGCGGTGTAGGGATCCACGATGATGTCAAGCCCGTTCCACTGGCCGATCATAAGGTCAGCGAAATTCCCGAAGATAATGGCCGAGCATACGCCGGTGGTGGTGGATTTGTCAAGGGTAGAAGGAACCTGCGTGGTAACATAGGCGGGATAACCCATCAGGGTGTTTCCGTTTTCAGCCCACACCATCCGCTGATCAGTCCCCACGGCGGTGCTTTTCAGTTTTGCCCGCACTTTGGGATTGGTCAAAAAGGCCAGGGATCCAACGTCTGCATTATCCACAGCGACTTCTCTTTCCAGCGCCACGATGTTCGCCCAGGTGGGGGCGGCTCCGGTGGTTCCGCCGGTCACGCTACCGATCCCGGAGGTGGCCAGGATCCCGGTCGGTGTGCTGGCTGATCCCCCGTAAATAGCGGCGGAATCCACACCCAGGGCCACGGCATTGATCATGTCATTGCGGAGAATGGCCTCCACGTCGTAGCTGGACTGGATCAGGAGCTGTTTGCTCATGGTCTGGTAGGCGGTCAGCCTCTTCGGGGACATTTCCACGTTGTCGAACGAGGCCGCGAAATCTCCGGCGTCGGCCACTTCAGATGCCCAACCGACGGCCCCGGAGGACAGACGTGGAATCGAGAGATTCCCCTTCAGACCGGTCATCACGCGGGCGCCAGCCTGCACGACCACCAACCGGGCCTTCAGCGAGTCAATGAAGTCTTTCGTGTCGGTGGCCACAAGTTTGGAACTGGTAGCGGCCAGGTCGGCGCGGGAGTTGATCACGAAATCGGGAACCCCGATCCCCTGCACTCCTTCGTTCTGACGAACGGCTTCTTCGTGCATTTCCTTTTCAAGGCCGGTCAGGCCGCCCCGGTAGGCAGTTTCAAAAATGGCCTTCCGGAAACTGTAATCCTTAAAGGTCTTTTTCTCGGTGATGATGCTCGGGGCTTCGATCACGTGCCGGATCGCCATCTTTTCGATGCGCTCTTCACGGGCGATGTCGAGATCCAGCGCGTCAATATCGCGCGCCATTTGGTCAAACGCGGAGTTGTCCTCCGCGGTACGTTCAGCCTTCGAGGTCAGTTCTGCCATCTTCGCCTCAAGGGCCGTCCGCTTCTGTTTCAATTCTTCGGACTTTTTCATTTTCTGAACTTTTGTTTAATTGTTAATAATTAGCCTCTCCGGCTTTTTTGATAATATTTCATTGCTTTCTCTGTAAACTCCAGCTTCGATTTAAGCGTTTCAATCTCTGCCTGCTGGGCGATGATCTGTCCCCCGAGGCGCTGAATCTCTTCTTTATCCTGCCGCGCGGTGGTTTCCTCTTCGATGGTCCGGCGCAGGGCGTTAGGGTTTGAGGGGATGTTCACGATTGAAAATTCCATCAGTTCCACGGCACTGAAATAGTAAGTAGGATTCTTCCCATTGACCGCCTGTTCGCCTTCACCCCATTTGCCGGGGGCCGTTTCGCGGAAACCTACCGATGTGGCTTTCAGTGTCCCGTTTAGGACTTTGCGAAAGATTTTTTCTGCAAGCGGGTTAATATCTTTCGGCTCAAACGTCACGCGCCCGATCAGCTTCCCGTCTTCGGCAAATGCTTCACCCGGCCCCAGAACTTTATCGGGGTCTGGATCGAGGAACCCGTAAACGTCGTGTTGGTAACCAACAATCCCGTTGCGATTGAAATTGTCCAGGTTCCATGCCGATATAGGGATGACAGTTCCGTGCCGGTCGCGGGTTTCGTCGCTGATCACAAATTCCACGGTCCGCGTTTCTTCGGCAATTTTGCGGTCAAAGGCGCGGATCTCTCCGGTTATGTATTTCCTATTTTCCATTTTTTGGCGTGTTAAGATTTCCAAGTAGTTCGGGGAGGGTCATATTTGAGGGGACCAGATATTCATCGAGGCCGTCCACGGGATTCAGGTTTTCCAACTCGCGGACCTCGTTGCGGGACATCCATCCATCGAGAACAGCCTTGTGATACCAGTCGGACTGCGCGGCCAAGTCACCCCGGAGCAGCCCTTTCAGGTCGAATTTTACATCAATGCGCTCCGCTTCACCTTCAGGGAATAGCTTGCGCTCAATCTCGGTTTCAAATCGTTTGCACTCCGGGCGAAGTCCGTATTTAACGAACTGAATGTCCTGCTGTTCCGTGTTTGTGAATGTCGAGTGAGTGTGTTCTGCAAGAAGGGAAACAGGGACTTTCCAAATCCGGGATGCGTCCTGTATAGAAAATAATCGGGTTTGTATAGCCTGCGCCGCGTCGGGGCTGATGCCGATGGTTTTGTACTTTAGTCCGTGTTCGAGAATAGGAGTCCCGTGGTCCCCGGCTTCCGCTATCCGTTTGGCCACCCTTAAATAGCTGGCGTCGGAGAGTTCCCCGTCAGTTTCGATAACCCCCCTTAATGCCCCCTTTTTATTGAAATATTCAGCGGCGAATTGCTGACCGGCCAGTCCGATACCGATACTTTGGGCGTGGTATGTCACGGGGTCAATGCCTACAATCCCGTCTTTTGAGAATAACTTGACGTGGAGGATGTCGTCTGCGAGGTAAGTCCCTGCGGTTTTCCCTTCCGTCACTTTGTAAACGACGTCATACCCGCGGGTCATCACCATTACGGAACCGGGATGAACCGGGTGCAGGGCCTTTGGGAAGCCATTACCTGCCCATTCGATGACGGCGTAGGCGTTGCCCCACCCGGCGACACAGGATTCCATGTACTCCCAAAACACGAAATCGGTCATGTAGGAGTTTGGCCGGTGGTGAATAAGGGAATAAACGGGGTGCCTGGTCAATTCTTTCTTTCCCGTGGAGGTGCGCTCATATACGGCTTTTGGAAGGGAGGCCAGATTTTCGGCTTTGATGGAAATAGCGGCAAAGGCGCCGGTAAACGTAAGGGCCGTGTCGTGGTCAACCATTTGCCCGGCAGCGGTCATGCCACCATTGCGCGGAATGTACGAAGAAGCAGGCATTACCAGCAATCCGCGCGTTTTCGCGTAATCTATCAGGCGTTTTTCAATGAAAGCGGGTAACCTCATTGCGATATATTGGACCAATTATCGCAAAGGT